AGGTAGCTGATCCCACCGCCCCCAAGGAGGTGGGCCACCTTACTCTTACGCCTTTATCCGGTCAACCCGACCCCGACCTGGAATTAACCCGACCCCGACCTGGGATTAACCCGACCCCGACCTGGAATTAACCCGACCCCGACCTGGAATTAACCCGACCCCGACCTGGAATTAACCCGACCCCGACCTGGGATTAACCCGACCCCGACCTGGGATTAACCCGACCCCGACCCGACTTGACTTGATATGGTAATTGGTGGTAACTTGATCAGGTCAACAATTAGGAGGGTATTATTATGAAAAAGCGATTCACAAAGTTCTTTTCCGTTGATAGCCCGAAGGCTATCAAGGCGGACAAGTTTGGATACCTAAACGCCATCAACTATATGGCGCCACATACTACAGGCGGCGCGGGTAATCTTTGCCCACATTCGAGCGCGGGTTGTCGGTCATTATGTCTGGGCATGTACAGTGGCCAAGCTGCAATTGTTTCCGATCTAGAGAACGGTACGAATCCGGTTCGGGAAAGTCGCAAGGCAAAATCACAATGGTTCATGAATGACCGCAAGGCGTTCATGAATGAAATGACCGACCACGTCCGCGGTATGATCCGCCAAGCCGATAGGAAAAACAAAAAACTTGCGGTTCGCCCCAATGGTTCGACGGATATTGCCTTCGAATATATCAAAACCGACAACGGGAAATCGCTACCAATGCGGTTTCCTGAAATCCAGTTTATTGATTACACAAAAAACTTGCAGCGGGTTCTAAATCCGAATAGGCCTAGCAACTATCACTTGACGTTCAGCTTGTCGGAAACAAACCGAACCGAAGCCAAGCTGGCATTAGCGTCGGGAGTTAATGTAGCGGTAGTGTTTGGCGACGGTATGCCAAAAACATTCATGGGCCATAAAGTGATCGACGGATTGGAGCATGATCTACGCCACCTTGACCCCTCGCCCGTCATTGTTGGACTTGAGCCAAAAGGCTCGAAGGCGAAAAACGATACAAGCGGATTCGTAGTTAGGCGCGCCGGTTGTTGACACTCCACAGGGCTCTAAGCCCTAGGCGCGCCGGCCAGGGATACTCCCTCCCTGGCCACCGGCCCCGGCAGATGGATAACAATTTATCTGCCGGGGTCGTTTATACTCCGGGGCCAGGCCACGGTACCAGGATCCCCGACCCGGACTCCCGACCCGACCTGGACCCCCGACCCTGGAGATGGGTCAGGACTAAACCTCGAGCAGACTCGAGCATCCCGACCACCAACCCCGACTCATTGTCCCCCGACCACAGTGGACGGATCCCCGACCCCGAACCAAGGTCCACTCCCCGGAGACCCGACTTCAATAACTCCCGACCATGAACCCCCCCAAACAAATATAGGTTGGGGGAAGAGAGGGGGTGTACTAAGTAAAAACTTACGCCCCCCGACATACAATAGGCGTAGTTCCAAGCAATTTGATGGGATGAGATATTTATCGCGTTAGTTTTGGTTACTTTAAGCTCTACCCAAAAAGAAACACCTTCCGCGCATATATGAACGTCTGGGACGCCGCCGCCATAACGGTTTTCAATCCTTGTGGTGTTCCAGTGTGGGGGTATTTTCGATTTTATCCTGTTCCACAGAAGGGTCTCTGTCTTTTGTGTCATCAACCACCTCATAGTCAGCTTCCACAAAAGCATGTGGATGGGACTGTCTCAACTCTTTCAATCTTATTTCAATTTCGTTCCGGCTCATGTTTTCGATAGCGTGGAAATGATTTGTTTCACGTCTATCGGTAGTAAGTCCACCCAGAGCAGATCGAGTCTTCTCCGCATTAATGGCAGCAGAAAAATGCCCAGCCTCTTCCGCCCCCACGGAAAGTTCGCTCAATCGTTTAAGCTGCCCCATGAGTGTGACGCCATATCTGCGTTCCCTGTCTTCCCTTAATTCGGTGATGTAATCCGACACATGGGGAAATGAACTTGGGTCCAAAAGTTTGTGCGCCTGAATTCGAGCTTTCCCATCTTTATCTGAATAGCCAGCCAGGCGAGCGCATTCCGCATTTGATCGAGTTCCGTCCACAAAATTCCTAGCGAACTCACGCTGCCGGTTAGTCAGCTTCCTCCCATGTTCTTCTTCGATCTCTTTTGCCTTAGTGTCCATCCGTTTCTGCATATTCAAAACTTCATTGCTGGGGAGGGCCTAAAGTTTATGCCCTCAGTCGCCCTATATACCAGCACTTTCAAAAACAATATGGTTAATTCCAAGATTTCAAATCCACCAACGGTTAGAAGAGTGTTACGAAACATATCTTTTTGTAACGGAGTGTAACGAGTAGTGTAACGAGTAGTGTTAAGGTATTTCAGTAGTTTAAGTGTTGTTTTAGGGTACTGGTTACACTTTTACACTTTTTCATGTCTAAAATCTTTTTTTCAAACTCTTTTTTTCAAATCAGCCGTATATAGGTGACGAGGCCTCCCCCTCGAACAACGCCTGAAAACTCCGCTAGGGGCTCTGAGGCATTTAAGGCCTATCACCATGGACCTTTGACAATGTACCATGATCCATGATACGGTTTCCTTGTAAGAAATTAGAAAGGTAGAACGATGAAAAATCAGGTCATCTCCTTATACGACCTCACGGGGGAGGCGCTCCGTCCATGGGCGGAGGCTGGATATGAGTGTTTCGCTTACGACATCCAGCATGAGGGAAGGCGAACTGAAGACGGCATAACGTATGTTCATGCCGACCTTCATGATTCTACCACGCTTCTGTCTTTGATAGCCACTCACACTGCCAAGGCATGTTTTATGTCGGCTTTTCCACCCTGCACGGACCTTGCGGTCAGTGGTGCGCGGTGGTGGAAGAAGAAGGCGGAAGAGAATTCTGCTTTCCAGACTGAGGCGGCCCGTCACGTTAAGAGGTGCCATTGGGTGGGGGTTGCTTTGAAATGTCCCTTCTACATAGAAAACCCGATTGGTGCGTTATCGCGATTGTGGAGAAAACCTGATCACAAGTTCGACCCGTGCGACTTCGGCGGCTACTTGCCGAAGGACGATGTGCATCCGCTATGGCCCGAAGTCATTCCGCCGCGAGATGCGTATCGGAAGAGGACTTGTCTGTGGACGGGGGGAGGATTCGAGAAACCTTCTTCCGATAAGGTAATTCCTGAGACAGTGGTCTATGCGCGGAAAGACCCCACCAAGGGCGAAAACTTTTCTCCTGTCCTTGGCAAGACGGGGGGCAAGTCTCTAAAGACGAAGAACATCCGCAGTGCAACGCCGCGAGGCTTTGCCAAGGCGGTATTTTTGGCGAACATAAAGGAGAGAACTGATGATTGAGAAAGCGTACAGCGCCACGATTTTGCGGGTAAGGGATTTGGAAATCTGCCAGACGTGCCATGGCAACGGATATGTCCGACGAGATGGTGAGGTAGAACAATGTTCAACGTGTGGCAGCGAAGGAGAGTATGAGTTTCGGGGAGGAACCGCGTCATGATGGGCAAGGACGACTGGATGGAGGAAGACCAAGCTATCGGCGAGGAGTTCACAGCTGGTGAGATTGATCGAGAAGACGCGGACCGCCGACTTAAGGATCTGGGTTTTGATCCTTTGGAAATAAAGGACACGCTAGACGAGCTAGAGCTTAACCTTGACTCGTTGGACAGAGACGAAGCCAACGCAGACGCTAAACGCGATCTGGACCGAGAGGAATATAATCGTGGATAAAATCGAGAAAGGAGAGACGGATGTGGCCCTTTAAGAAGACCCCTCCGCCGATAGTTGATGAAACTGAGAACGATGAAACTGAGAACCAGGTTGAAACTCCAGAACTCCAAAAGGGCTGGAGCACCCATAAAGAAATCTTCTGCCCCTGTTGCAGTGGTTCGACTACCGTGCCGCATTTTGCGTGGCAGAATTTTGAATGCCCACATTGCAAGGAAGTTGTAGAGAAATACGATTGGCTAGGGACGGATGTTTCGTAAGATTTGGGACAGGATCCGTGATCCTAAAAACTGGGAGAGTAGAATGGGAATTGAATATTTTTTGTTAATTGCCCTTGGTAGTTTGATTGTAGGACTTTTGTCAGGGTGAC